GCCTTCCTCCAAAGGGCGGTCGCTTCCTGCTTGCCAGGAAAGCCCCAACCGCCCAGATCTATTGGCCAGTGGAGTGGAACATTGGTTCGAACCATGCGTTTTACTACTTGCGCGTGCGCTATCTTCGCGATGTCGCACAGGACCTCAGTCTGCACCCGGTTGCACTTACGTGCCTCTTGGGTGAGGATTGGACCTAGCTTGTAGTAGATCGGCACTTCGTCTGCTGTTGCACCGGTCGGCTTTGCCGCTACTATAGCGGACAAGGTCGGCCTCTGGACCGCGGTTATGGTAGGGAGGATCCGCTCATTGTCACTTGTGACAGGGAGCCCATTCCCCCGGCTGACGAATTTGTTCGTGATAGGGTCAACCCACTTGTTGACTCCTACCGGAGCATCCGTCTTCCGTACTAGGAACAGTCTCTCGACAAACACAAGGCCGTTTAGCTGGTCAGTCTCACTTCCATTGGAAGTGCGCTGACTAGAGAACGTCTTGTGAACGTTAAGAACTAATCCTAGGTTACCTATAGCCTTGAAGTACTCACTTTCGTGAGCACGGGTCCAGGCAGCACCGAAGTCGTCTCCGCATGAGACGAACGGTTCCACTCTTCTACTCGTGGGCATTTGTGGATATCTCCGACGGACTCTGTCCATCGCCACGTGCCCAGCGAAGTGGTTCAAAATTGACAGGATGGGCCAAGTAAGTGGTAGGCCCATTAGGATGCCGCGTTCACTTGTGAACGCCATTCCTTTCTCCCCTCCTCCATCCCACGACATCGGACCCAGCAAGCTGGCTCCGACCGTGTGGTAGAGGGGGGGAATCCTGTCCCCGAGCGCGTCACAGATTCCATTCCACGTTGCGAGAGCAACATCATGTGGGATGTAGTCTGAGGCCGCGCTCAGGTCTGCACTAGTGAGGGTGAAGTCATCCTCATATGCAAACAATTTTGCACCCGCTTCGATTCCATGGGGAACGCCTTCCTCCCCTCGTAACGAGTAGTTGTGGACTCGAGATTTCTTTAGGAGACGCAGAAGCAATCCATTGATCCTCTGGCCGAGGACAACCGACATGGCCGGTGACATGGATGCTAATCTGGTTTTCTGCCCCCTTTCGGGGATCGTAACAGGCCGCATTGGAAGGGGCTCTCCTCGGAGAGCCCACTCCATGTACTCCTGCTCTGCGAGCTCGCGTGCAACGAGCGGCAGAATTCCAGCACGCACGCTTACAGGCGCCGTATCCGGAACGAGACGTTCATCGTCATCGTCTTCGGGTCGACTGGCGTAGTACTCCTGAGCAAACACCGGAGCGATCCGGACCTCCTCACCAATTTGAAGGTTATTGGGGAGTTGGTGCGGTCGTTCGACCGGTAGCTCAGGGGGCACTCTGCCACGGACCTTGCGGCACTTCTCTGCAAAGTATGCGTGTGCTCCTCCTTTAGATCTCGAATTCTCCAAGCAAGCAGAAGTGTTCAGCTTCACCGGGGCCAGGCAACCATCATCCCATTCGTAATGATCGGGGTGCTGGAAGCCGAGCCTACCATCCGGGCCTACTGTTCTTTCAGAACCTAGGCCTTTGTGGTTAGGCTGGAGGGCTAGTAACCGTTTTATAAAGTTCTTCGTGAACTCACGTAGTTCGGGTATCAGCTCTCTGATGCGCTGTTGGGTGCCTGGATCTGGTGGCTCTTGTAGCCGCCGTTTCCACGCGAGTAGTTCTTCCCGCACGATTTTCTCGG